TAAACATTTAGAAGTCTATCTGAAGTAGGTGCTTCTTTCGGTAACAACATTGTTGAAATGAATTTGGCGGCGGCTGATGCAGGATTAAGCATGGAACAGTTTGCTGAGTTTGTTGGTAGCAACGCACAGAACATGATGCTATTAGGAGGCACAACAACAGAAGGTGCTAAGGCATTTGGAAGATTAACTAAAAGTTTACCAAGAGAAGAACTTATGGGAATGGGTTTTACTATGGAATCTCTTGCAGAACATACAGCAGGTTACATTGAACTACAAGCAATGCAAGGTAAACTTGCTGGAAGAAGTCAAGCATCATTACGTGCAGGTTCAGAACAATACTTAATGCAGATTGATAGACTTGCTAAAGTAACAGGTAAATCACGTAAAGAAGCAGAAGCATTATTAAAGAAACAAGCCTCAGAAGCAAACGTTATGGTTATGGCAAGTAGATTGTCAGGAGAAGCATTAACTAACTTTCAAGACGGACTTGCATTTGTTGATTCAGAATTACCAGGATTTAGTGGTGCTATTAAAGACTTAGCAGACGGTGTTGCACAAACTCCATTAGCACAAAAACTTGCGGCAACTATACCAGGCTTTGCAGAATTACAGAAACAACTTGGTGATGGTGCTATCAGTCAAGAAGAATACATTAAGCAGATGGCAGGCTTTGGTCCAGAGATGGATGCGTTTATTAAAAGCATGGATCCTGCAATGGTACAATCATTGATGGGTAAAGAAGGCTTTGAAGGATTAACCAGTGGCTTGGCTGAATACAAAAAGATGTCAGCAAAATACACTGATGCAGATATTGCGGCAATGAAAGCAGAACAACAAGAAAGAGATAAGACTACTAAAACAACGGCCGCTTTTGAAGTAGCAATGACTGAAATGCGTAACAAGATTAAAACAACTATTCTTGACAGTGGATTGTTTGATATGTTCATGGAAGGTATTGGTACATTTACAGAATGGTTTACTTCCACAGGTAAAGATGGCGTGTCAAAATTAGATGGTTTCTTAGACGGAATCCTAAAGTACGGTGAAGAGATGGCCAAGTTCTTAAAAGATACCTGGGAAGCGGCAGGAGGCGACTTAGGTAAATTCTTTAGCGAAGTTTGGGATAAAAAATTTAAACCTATGATTAAAAAAGGATTTGATAAAGTTGGAGAAATATTTGGTGCTTGGTTTGGTGCTTTCTTTAAAGAACATATTGGAACATTAATTGTTGGTGTACTTGGCGGACTTGCAGGACTACTACTTACAGGATTTATAACATCATTATTACCAACAATATTTGGAATCATACTTGGTCCAATTATTGCACCATTCCTTGCAATTGGAGTGGCACTACTTGCTATATTTGGTTGGGAAAAAATTAAAAGTTGGGTACAACCGATTCTTGATGTATTCTCTACAATGTTTGAGTTTATTGGGAAAATCTTTACTGGCTTAGTTGATAAACTTAAAAAACTTAATCCGTTTAGTTGGTTTGGTGGAGATGACGAAGAAGACGATCCAAATCAAAAGATCGCCGAGAATTTGAAAAAGACAGAAATTGAAGATCCAAAAATCAAAATAGCCAACGCAGGTGTAATGCCAGACTATGAAATGCCAACAGTTACAACACCAGAAATTGATACAACCAAAATTGTTGCCGACTCTGGAGTCACAAAGAAACTCCAAGAGAGCGAAGCCGCGGTAAATACAAATAGCACAGATTTAGCAACTGCTACTTTGGTAGAGCAAAATAAAATTTTAAAACAGATTCTCCGTGCAACAAACGGGTTACAGGGGAATATGTTGAAAGGAACTGCGTAACACATGAGCTGGAAAAGATATTTTACAAATGCGCCTGTAGGTAACAACGACGGTGGTAACATGAGCCCGTTCAGTGGACGTGGCGGAAACGAACCGGGTCCGGCAAGATCTAATTATTCTTCATATCTACCAGACGTATATGTAGGCTCTCCAAATAGAGTAGAGCGTTATGGTCAATACAATACTATGGACAACGACTCAGAAGTAAATGCGGCGTTAGACATTTTAGCAGAATTTTGTTCACAACAAAATGCACGTAACAGAACATCATTTAATTTACATTTTAATAAAACAGCAACAAACAGTGAAGTTAACATTTTAGGACAATACCTAAAGCAATGGTCTAAACTACAAAAGTTTGAAACTAAAATGTTTAAAATTGTGCGTAATACATTTAAGTATGGTGACGCATTTTTTGTAAGAGATCCTGAAACTAAAAAATGGTTTTACATTGATCCTGCAAAAGTTGTACGTATTATTGTAAACGAATCAGAAGGCAAAAAGCCAGAACAATATATTATTAAAGATATTAACTTTAATTTTAGAGATCAAATTATTACTGATCCGCATATTACAAGCGGAAATATTACAGGCGGTGGAACATCGTCAGGTTCACAAGGTTATCAATCAGGTGGCGCACAAGGTGCAGTTGGTAACACAGGAACATCACAATCAGGTTCAAGATTTAATGTAAACAATAGAGAAGTTGCTATTAATGCAGAACATGTTGTACATTTAAGTTTAAGTGAAGGATTAGACAACAACTATCCATTTGGTAATAGTTTGTTAGAAAGTATATTTAAAGTATACAAGCAAAAAGAATTATTAGAAGACGCAATTATTATTTACAGAACGCAAAGAGCACCTGAACGTAGAGTGTTTTACATTGACGTAGGTAATATGCCATCACACCTTGCAATGCAATTTGTTGAGCGTGTAAAAACAGAAATACACCAAAGACGTATTCCAAGTGCAACAGGTGGATCAACAAGCGTTATTGATAGTGCATACAATCCATTATCAACAAATGAAGATTACTTCTTTCCGCAAACAGCAGAAGGACGTGGATCTAAAGTTGAAACATTACCAGGCGGTACTAACTTAGGTGAGATTGACGACTTAAAATACTTTACTAATAAACTTATTAGAGGTTTACGTATTCCAAGTAGTTACTTGCCAACAGCGGCACAAGATGATGCACAAACACAAAGCAACGATGGTAGAGTAGGTACTGCATACATACAAGAACTACGCTTTAACAAGTACTGTGAACGTTTACAAGCACTTGTAACAGAAGAATTTAATCAAGAGTTTAAACGTTACCTATTAGAAAAAGGTATGAATCTTGATGTTTCAATGTTTGATTTAAAACTTGAACCACCAATGAACTTTGCAAGTTACAGACAATCAGAACTTGACAATGTAAGAATTCCAACGTTTACACAAATTATGGCTGTGCCATTTATTAGTAACAGATATGCAATGAAACGTTTCTTAGGATTAAGTGAAGAAGATATGGCTGAGAATGAACGTTATTGGAAAGAAGAGAATGATGAAAATATTACTCCACCACCAACAGACGCCGCAGGTGAAATGCGTGGCGTAGGTATTAGTGGCGCGGCAATGGATGCAGACATAGGCGGAGCAGAAGACATTGATCCTAATGCAGAGCCTGATCCAGTTGCAGGAGGAGAAGCGACAGCACCTGACACAACAACAGGCGGTGGCGCAGGCGGAGCACCTGCTCCTGAAGTACCACCAGCATAAGGAATAAATAGTTACATGATACTAAGAGAATTATTTTATTTTGACAAAGAAACACTTGAACCAACAGAAGACAAGTCATATGATTCTGCTGACGATGAAGGTGTTGTATCAAGAGACGACACAAGAAAAACAAGACTAAGCCTACGTCAAATCAACAAAGCACGTAGAGCTGGCGAATTTCATAACGAAGAACAACAGAAAGAGTTACATTTTGTAAGACAGATGTACGGATTGGCATCACAACCTGAAGCATAGGAGATGATATGTCAACAGCATTCGTTGTTGGTAACGGCACAAGTCGCAAACCCATAAGTTTAGAAGCATTAAAACAGTACGGTCCTATCTATGCCTGTAACGCAGTTTATAGAGACTTTAGGCCAGACTATCTTGTAGCAGTAGATGCCAAGATGGTGCTTGAAATTTGCAAAACAGGCTGGCAAAAGCACAACAAAGTATACACTAATCACAATAAACAGTTAAACGACATACAAGGACTCAACATTTTAAACCCCAGTAAAGGCTGGAGTAGTGGTCCTACAGCATTAGATCTTGCTTCA